AATAAATACTATAAATCAAAATAAATACTATAAATCAAAATAAATACTATAAATCAAAATTCACAATAATTTTCACAATCTCTTTTTTTATACATTTGCATGCAGATAATGATAATTCTTCTCTTTTTTTTCTAGTTTTAGTAAATCCTGGTGTAGAAATATCATCAGGTGTATTTCGTGTTTTAGTTATACTATTTCGATTATTCATATCAATTTCGATACTTTCATAATTAGATTCTATAAATGAAATAATATCATGTTCAATTGCCCATTTAAAAAAGTTTAATTGACCAATTGTAGTTTCCATATATTGATTACCTGAACATGGTATTGATATACGGTCCCATCTACAAAATGGGTCAAACCTTTTTTTAGAATATGATTTTAACTTTAATTTGTAATCATTATATACTTTAAATCTACTATGACTTCCATGTTTATTTAATGTATAAATTGTATAATATTTTTTAGAATAATTTGTGACAAACCAATCAACAATTCGAAGTGAGATTTTAGATTCACCATCTATAATCTGCATTATTGTATTTATATTAACATCATTCTTATAAAAAATCATTAAGCTATTTAATAACAATTCATTTTGTGTTTGAGTATTATTTAAATTATATGAAGATGACATGTATATTTGAATAATATTCAACTTGAAACTTTAAGTACTTTTTATTGTTACACGTATTAAATTTAAAAAAATAAAATATAATAAATATGATTTCTATTATATTTTAATTACGCATTATTAATAATAATTAATAATAAATGCTTAATTGGAGTAAGCAATACCAGCCATACCAGACATGACTCTAAGAACGTTGTAGTTCTTAGCATAAACTCTGACTTTAGCAGTGTTGACACCAGAAACAGTTCCTGAGGAAAGGACAAGTTGTAAGACAGCATTATCAATTCTTGAGAAATTACATGAACCAGATGGTTGATGTTCTTCAGGTCTTAAAGCAAAAGAGTAAACGTTAATACCGGCATCAGGAGCACGGGTATGATGTTGGTAAGGTTGTACAACATCAAAATAAGAACCTTCACGTTCTGAGAAACGGTCTTGTCCATTAAGTTGAAGTTTAGCAGTAACAACTGGATTTTCACCCCAACAATGCATATCAAGAGCACATTCACCTAAAACGAATGTTCCAGCATCAGATACAGTTGAACCTGGAGCGGATACACCACCAGATAAAGCATCTGTTGCCTCACCCATTTGGAAAACACCAGATGAGAAAACATTATTTGAAATAAATGCATCACCACCTGAAAGAGCAGCATTTCCTCCGTAAGCATGGATAGCATTAGGAAGAGCATCTATAGCATCGGTATAGTTGAATGGTTGAGCACCAAGAGTTTTGTATAATGTAGTTGTGTTTTCAAGAGAAGCACAATAATCAACATTAGCATCAGGTTGGACAACCCATATTAATTCCTTACATGGATGGTTGAAATTTAACTTGATTTTGTTGGAAGATGAACCAACAGATTCATCACCTGTAAATTGAAGTTGTTCAATTAAATATTCATGAGGGTTTTGTGCCATCTTTCTACGTTCATCGGTATCAAGGAAGATATAATCAACGTATAGGGAAGCAGCGACAAGGGATTGTTGATAAGCACCTTGGACACTTTTACCAGGTGAAGCTAAATTGTCAACAGCCCATAAACATTCACCAATTGGACGGAAATCAATGTTAATTTTAACTTCATGGTATTGAAGAGCAATTAATGGAAGAGCAAGTCCAGGGTTGGTACAAAACCAGAAAAGAAGAGGAATGTAAAGGGTAGTTTCAGGAAGAGCATTACGAGGAGCACATACTTGAGCAGGTGCATTATCGTTAGAAGCACATGGTCCAGCAACATCAGCAAAATCTGGGTCAGTAATGTAAGTTAATTGAGTAGTGTTACCAATCATCTTGAAATAACCAGCTTGTTGTTCTTTGGAAAGAGTTAATTGATTCCATATGTGCATCCAGTCACCATATTGACGGTCAATACGTTGACCACCAATTTCGACTTCAACTTGAGAGATAAGTTGTTCACCGATAAAATCTAACCAACGTGCATAAACAGGAGTATTTTCTTTACCGGATTGTTGGTTAATTTCAGGAAGGGTAACTTGTAAGTAAGTACGGTATGCAAGATCACCATTTCTACTAATAGTACATGTTACTCTACGTCCAAAATCAGCTTGTCCAGAGAATGTTTGTTCAATTGATTCCATAGCAAAATTTGTATGTCTTCTGTATGATACTTTCCAGAAGGTAATTTCAGGGGTTCCTGTAAGGAATACGTCTTGTGCGCCATAAGCTACGAGTTGCATTAATCCACCAGCCATTAGAAATAATTCTTATATAGTATAAAAAGAAAAAAATTAGGGGATTTCTAATTCATTAGAATAATTATAAATTAGAAATAAAATATAATAATGTAATTTTCCTAAATGATTGTCATATGTTTACAAAACATATCATTGTATATAATGATATATTACATTGTGGTAAATTATATTATAAATGGTAAACTTATATGTCTGCGATTGTCTCGTCATCTATTTCTATATTTTTTGATACAAAATTTTCCAAATATTCGTTTTCAAATACCTTCCTTTTATTTTCATGTTTTTTTGTAAAAATATAAGATTTATTCTTCTTTTTTATAGTCCATCCTCCATTCAATGCGTTTATTAAAAACATCATTTTTTGAAATTTTGCAATAGATATATTTACATTAGTTGGTATAACTGATGCTAAATCCATTCTTTATATATTTATATATAAGATTTGAATTATAATAACTATATAGTGTAATAACAAACATAAACATACAAATCTCATTATTATAATCAATATGAGTGGACATAAACAATATATTCGTTCAAATACACTTGATGTAAAGCATGCTGAATTATTAGATGAATTTAATACAATTGAGACAATTACTATACCAGAACTCATTTCTAATAAACAATCTATTATTCAAAAACTATCAACATTAGAACCAAATAATATTGATGAATATATGACATTATGTGATAAATTAAAAGATATTAATAATAATTTACGAGAATTGAAACATAAAAAAAAGAATTACATGTTAAATAATTCTAAATATATATTTAATTATTTCGAACAAAAACAACAAATTTCAAGTGAATCAAATACATTAAATCAAAATACAAACTCTTTAAATTCCTTTTTTAAAATTGCAGACAAAACACCAAAAAATAATGTAGATAAACTGCCATTATCAAAAGTTACATATCACAATTATTGGTCAAATGTAAATTCTGAAATTACCAACATAAAAGATTTTATAATTAATACAGATGTATGTGCAATGTGTAATAAGGGTGAACTTATTGCGCAAGATGAAGATGGCATTTTAATTTGCAACAATAATAAATGTGGAAAGTATATCACATATATAGTAGATAGTTCAAAATCAACAAATAAAGACCCCCCAAATGAAGTTTCATATACTGCATATATTCGATTAAATCATTTTAAAGAAATATTGTCACAATTTCAAGCAAAAGAAACAACTCAAATACCAGATGAAGTTATAATTGCAATAAATAAACGTATTAAGAAAGAACGTATTACTGATTTATCTACCATTAATTATGATAAGATGCGAGAAATACTCCGTAAATTGGGTTATAATAAATATTTTGAACATATTCAATATATTAATTCTAGATTAGGTATAAAACCACCAATTATGAGTGAAGAATTGCATGAAACACTATGTGTGTTATTTATTGAAATACAGAAACCATGGGCTATACATTGTCCATTAAATCGAACCAACTTTTTCAATTATACCTATACATTACATCAATTATGTGTATTATTAGGACAGGTTCAATATTTACCATACATTCAAATGATGAAAGACCGTGATAAACAATTAGAACAAGATTTAATATGGAAAATCGTTTGTAAAGATTTGGATTGGGAATATTTTCCAACAATATAAGTAATTTAATTCATCAAAATTAGATTACATTTCTTAAGCGATACGAATACCACCTACTAGGGAACTACCTAATGTCATACCAGCACCGTTTCTAACACTTGAACCCATAGATGGAATAAATACATCAAGTATACTAAATGTTGCAGCAGCAGTTAATGCAATTATAATAATTTCTTCAACATTTAGTGATTTCTTTGGGATAATTATTGCACATGTGGCAACTGCTAAACCTTCAATTAAATATTTAATTGCACGTTTTATTAATTCATTAATGTCAAACATTTCACTCATATTCTTAATATATTATATTGCAATATATTATTTTGTAGTGAATGTTTACTAAATTAAATGGTCAATTAATGAATGAATGTATTGCTAAATTGTATTATTGTAATTTATGTATTATTGTAATTTATGTAATAATATAATTGTTATTTAAAACACTTAAATATAACAATTGGTATAACTTATATAATTTAATGTCAACATTTGAAAGAAAATTAAACGAAGATGGTTCAACCAATGTTAATTATGTTGACTTATGTGATGAAGACCAACCAATTGCTGGTCAAAAATTTGTATGTATGTCATTTGTATCACCTGAAAATATTATAAAGAAAAAAGAAAAATTTCTATTTGACCAATTTATAAAACAATGGGAATTCTCTAAATCCATGGAACGATATTTTGAATTTATTCATTTTATTGCATATAAACACAATATGAATGTTGACGATTTAATTGCCGATTTTAATGAATTTGTTAAAGAAGAAACTGATAAATTACACAAAAGTGGAATTGAAGATGATTTTAAGAACTTTCTAGATAGAAGTGAGGATAAATTAACTGAAAAATTTAATCGTGAACATTCATTTCAAACATCAGTCCGTGGATTGAAAATTAGAGGTGTATTTGCCACTCAAGAAGATGCTGAAATTAAAAGTAAAAAATTAAGAGACCATGATAAACATCATGACATTTTTGTTGGACCAGTTGGTGTTTGGGTACCATGGGACCCTGATGCTTATAAAACTGGACGCGTTGAACATATGGAAGATGAATTAAATGAATTACATAAAGAAAAAATGAAAAATGAAGAAATGGCTAAAGTTGAATTTGAAGAACGTGTTCGTGAAACAAAAAAGAAAGCCATTATGGAAAATATCGAGAAAGCCAAGACTAGTGGAAATGTATTAACTCAATCATTAAATGAAGATGGTGAATTAATCGGGGTAAAAGAAACTGTCAACTTCGATGAACGTGATGCAGTTGCCCCTAAATAAATTAAATTACATGTTTTATTGTATATCTTGCATTTTCAATGACGTTTAGAAGATAAGTTGTAATTTTAAGGGGTGCATTACAATTATTCTATATTTTACAAAACATAGAATAATATATTAATATATATTATAAGTATAATTATTTACAATGTCATCATTTGCACAACAAGTTGAAGCTAAATTAAATGCCGCCACGAATGCTGCAGATACATTAAACCAAAATGTAAATAACGCTACAACTGCCGCCACGAATGCTGCAGATGCATTAACTACAAATGTAAATAACGCCGCGAATGCTGCAAACAAAATCAAAAAAGCTGCTACTGACGCTGCGAATACTGCAAACCAAATCGCAACTGCACCAGCTGCAGGTGGTAGTAAAAAACGTAGTAGTAAAAAACGTAGTAGTAAAAAACGTAGTAGTAAAAAACGCAGTAGTAAAAAACGTAGTAGTAAAAAACGTAGTAGTAAAAAACGCAGTAATAAAAAACGCCACTAATAACTAATATTCATGGTGAGATAAATAGTGATAATATTAAGACATTCTATGGTTTAATATGCACTCTCTCAATTGTTATTTTATATTTCAAAGTAAATTTATTTATATATCATATATAAATAAATAATGCATTATGTAATCGTTAGAGAGTAGTATTACCATTTATTTTTCTTTACATTAATTGATACTGCTGATTTCTTTTTTGATTTACGTGGGTCATATTCTTCTTCATCATCTGACCCCATATCTTTTGATATATCCCAAAATTCTTTCGACCCTAATTTAAATGCTGGATGGTCTTCTGCTTTATACCAATAAATTTGGTCATGTAACTTATTTGATTTTGAATTATTATTTATTACTAAACACTCGAAATTCTCGGTGGTTTGGTCCATGACAGAACAAAATGCTTCTAATGTTGGAAACATACTTGCATAATTTTCCCAAATACGTTTTCGATTTGTTAGATATGGTTCTCTTAATATGAATACATAATCTATATTTGTTCTTAAGTTTGGAGGAATTCCTAATGGATATTGCATTGTGATAATTAACATTATCTTCCAATGACGCCCGTTCATAAACAATAACCTCATCATTTTATCACGAGACCACGATGCATCATATAAACAATCATCTAATATTACAAATGTACGCGGGTCAATTGTTGTACGCTGATACTGTAGAGTTTCTTTTTTCATCTGTTTTAACACAGTTTTTTGTCGCCGTAATACATTTTCAATTAATAATGTATTATATTCTTCATGAATGAACAATTTAGGTACATGAGATGCATAGAATCCATTACCGGCCTCTGTACCTGATATAACTGTTCCAATTGGAATGTCCTGATGATAATATAATAAGTCTCTTACTAAAAATGATTTACCAGTATCACGTCGCCCTATCATAACTATAACCGGTCCTTTATTCTCATCTGGTTTAAACGATATTTCACGCATATTAAACCGTTTCATTTCAAGAGTCATGTGATTTACTTACCAATGTTAAAGTATATAATCATTATATACTTTTTATAAATACGCAGCGATAAGTTAAAATCCTATATTTCAAATATACCAATTATATTATTATATTACTATCTATACAAATCTCATGTATATGCCTAAATTTAATTTACATTACCATAAATCAAAAAACATTGATATAACCACATTTGGTAGAGGTTATTTGAAACATAGCGATGATGTACCTGAATATAATCCATTTTGTATATCTAAACAACAGAATTATAATCCAATTTACAATGAATTATTTATATTATCTCCATCAAATTATGATAAAATTTGTCTTAATAGTAAATATCGAATTGTAGATTTAACAACAGTTGAAGATATAATAACCAATGAACAATTTAGCAAAAACGTATATGTAAAATATGCACCATTATTAGATCCTTCCAATTATATGATTGGTAAATATGAAACTACATCTCCAAATTTGATTTCATTGCCTACCATTGAAAATGTCAATGAGATTAATAACAAACTAACTTGTTACCATAACTGTGCATATATTGATAATTTCTTTTATTATTTATCAAGTCAATTATTAAACAATCATTCATTTTG